GATTCAGGATTCGCTTGGGCAGAAGCAATGGTTTCAAGATACGAAAATCAAAAAGAGGTAAAAAAACATGGAGACCACGACCAATCATCACACGGCGCTTGGGCTGGTGGAGGTAGTGGCGGAGAGACTAACGGGTCATCTAATCGCCCCGCTTTATCACCTGACAAGAAGCCAAGTTCAGAACGAAGCCCTGAAGCAGTTAAACAAGCCGAGAGATTACGAAGAGATGCTGAGGCAGTTGAGCCAGTAATTACAGGCTTAATGCAAGGTATTGCTAAAAATATAAATGCGGAATTCGCTGAGGTAGATGGTAAAAGTTCTTTAACAGAAAGACTCAAATCTACTGATTCTCTTGCTCGCAAGATTGATGCGGATGCAGAAAAAGACCACGGTGGAGATAGAGAAAAAGCGGCTAACGCAATTTCTGATGCAGTTCGTTATACATTAAATGTTGATGAATCTGATTACACAGATGGTGTAGAAAAAACTCTTGACACACTAAAAGAAACTGGTTGGAAAGTTGAATCAGTTAAAAACTTTTGGCAAGCGGGTGACCCTTATGATGGCACCAACATTAAGTTAAGCAAAGAAGGCGTCAAGGTAGAACTTCAATTACACACTCCAACCTCACACAGAGTTAAAGAGCGTGAGTTACATGATGACTACGAAAAATATCGTGTATCAAAAGACAATACAGAGCGTAGAAGTCTTTGGGACAAAATGACCGAGACTGCAAAATCAATTCCAAGACCTGCTAACACAGCCAAACTTTTAACTATTGGAACTTTGGTAGTACAAACTTTTGAGACTGCACAACAAGCAGGGTTGATAAAATCAACTGGGGTTGATATAATGTGGAGAATAACGAGAGAGGGTGTAGCCGTATGCGGTATTTTGCAAAACTAGGCGCAGACAACGAAGCGGTAAACATCTATCGTTTTGAAGTAGGCGACACCACTATTACTGAAGATAGATGGGATTCAAGAAAAAATTCTTGGGTAGAAAATCCTGATGCAGATGTTGTCAGATATTTAAGCCAAGGCGAAGGAGATTTTCAGGAACTTACTGAAGATGTAGCCCGTCAAATTTTTCCTCAAGCATTTACCGAAGAGGCTACAAAGGCTTTAGGTAAATTTGATTTACAAAAAGCAGAGGGCGAAAAGCGATACACACTTGGAGCCATGTATATCCCTGATATGGAAGATGCTCATGGAGAGTGGACAGATTCAGATGAATTACAAAGAGCAGTTTGGGATTATGTAAGAAGCAATGACCGCCGTATTCGTTTACAACATAACAAAGATGTTGTTGCTGGTGAATGGGTAGAAGTTATGGCTTTTCCGTACTCACTAACAGTTCCAATTAAAACTCCTGAGGGTCAAGAGATGCAACACACCTATCCGCCTAACACAGTTTTCCTAGGAGTTATTTGGGAACCTTGGGCTTGGGAAATGGTAAGCGAAGGAAAGATTCGTGGATACTCTATTGGCGGAAAAGCCGAGAGATTATTTGTCGATATTGATGTTGAAAAAGGCGACCCAACAGTCTCCGATGTACATGTTGATACAATAATGTCTCCCTCAAAGAAAAAGCCAAAGAAGGAAGAAAATAAATGAAAAAAGACCTCAAAATTTTAGGTGAACTCCGTAAAGGACCTTTGGCTGGCATGGACGAGGACGAGTTCAAAATGATTGAGGCAGATGTAAAAAAGTTTGGTTTTAAGGGTTTAAGCGGTTATGCAAAGTCAATGGTTTTAGAAGCACAACGCCGTTTGGGTTTTGCAATTAACAAAGCACTAAATGATTTACCTTTTAACAAAGCAGTTTCAGTTGGTGACATGGTTTCATGGCAATCTTCAGGTGGTAGAGCAGAGGGTAAAGTTTTAAGAATTGCTCGTTCAGGTCGCATCAATGTTCCTGATTCATCATTCAACATTCAGGCAACTGAAGAAGACCCTGCCGCTTTAATTGTTTTGTACCGTGATGGAAAACCAACTGACACTAAAGTTGGACATAAGGTTTCTACTCTAAAAAAAAAGTAGAGATTGAAAAGCACGGCGACCATGACCAATCAAGTCATGGAGACCGATACAACGCAGACGATTCTGAAGGAGAAGATTCTTCAGAGCCAAAGAATCCAAAACTGTATTTCAAACCACGCCGACAAGATGATTCAGAGGGAGAGTTTGAAGATTCAGATTATGATGACCCAAAATGGATGGACACTATGGATTTGAGACCAAGGAAAAAATGATGAGTGCATCGATAATTGATGACACCATCCAAGTTTTGACCTCGATGAATTTAACCGTCACCAAGGTGACAACCCCGCCTGGGTATGCAGGAATACAGGTTTATTTACCCAACGACACTCAAGCATTTTTTATATGGGCAAAAATCGACAAAGACGATTTCCACTTTAGAATGGCTAGATTTTGGCAAAGCGAGAACCCTTTTTCTATGTGGATTGCCCCTAATTTGATTCAAGCATTGGCTAAAACGAGGGTTCTAACCAATCAGTAAATAGGCTCGAATTACACTTGTGTTATTATTTGTTGGTCAAGACCCGAGGTTAGTTTTATTAGCCCTATGCTAAAAGACTTTCCTCTAGTTTGTTAGGAGCATAAATTGGCAAAACCCCGTACCCGCAAAATGGTGAATTTAGCCATTGAGGAAACGAGTGGCGTAGACCATCCAGCGCATCTACATGAAGGTTGGCTTGTAATGAAGTCAGCCTCCGAATCTGAAGTTCAGAGGGTTCTCGACAAATCGCTGACCGAGGAGGACTCCAATATGGAGGATATGAAAACTACCGAGGCAACTGAAGATAAGGTTGAAAAAACCGTTGAGGAAGAACTAGCGGCGGCGCAAGCCCGTATCGCAGAACTCGAAGCCAAACTCGCCGAAAAGGAAGAAAAACCTGAATTGGAAGTTGAAATGGCGATGGGTCAAGACTCAAAGGAACCTAAAAAGGAAGAAGAGGACTATATGAAGTCCGCTCCTGCTCCAGTTGTTAAAATGATTGAAGACTTGAGAAAACAGGCAGAGGAGGCAACCGCTGAATTACGCAAAGAGCGTGAAGCCCGTGCCGATGCTCAAGCCGTTGAAAAAGCAAAGGGTTGGGCTAACCTCAACTTCGATGCAGAGAAAGTTGGACCAGCGCTTCGTCGTTTGTCCGAAACTGATTCAGAGTTAGCAAAGAGCATTGAAGAAGTTCTTTCTTCAGTAAACGCTCAAGCAGAATCAGCATCTATTTTTGCAGAAATCGGCAAATCTGCGGACTTCAAATCAGGCAATGCTTATGAGCGTATGACTACGCTTGCTAAGTCTGCCGTTGAAGAGGGTGTAGCAAAGTCATTCGCTCAGGCGATGGCTGATGTTGCGTCAAAAAACCCTGACCTTTACAGCCAATACCTATCCGAGAAAGGTGCCTAAACCATGGCATACGAAATCTCCAATTACTCGGTAAAGGTCACCCTCGTTGCAGGTGCCGACCTTTCCAGTAAGCAATACACATTCGTCAAATTGAATTCATCAGGTGAGGCTATTGCCGCCGCCGCCGCGACTGATATTCCTATTGGCGTACTACAAAATGCTCCAACTTCAGGACAAGAAGCAGAAGTGCTTATTGTTGGTGGAACAAAGATTGTTGCGGGAGCGGCAATCTCCGAAGGCGCACTTGTTGGTACAAGTTCAACAGGTAAGGCAGTTGCCTTAGTTGCTGGTACTGATACCACTAAGTATGTTGTTGGAACTCTTCTGACCGAATCTGCGGCAGATGGAAACATCGTTACAGCCGTAATCAACTGCGCTGGTCCAGGCAGAGCGGCATAAGGGGGAAAAATAAATGCCACAGCCAAATATCAACTCCGTCCATGTGGACGCAATTCTTACAAACATCTCGGTTGCTTACTTACAGAACCAAGATAACTTTATCGCTGACAAGGTATTTCCAATTATCCCTGTCGATAAGAAGAGCGATAAATTCTTTACCTACACCAAGAACGATTGGTTCCGCGATGAGGCTCAACGCCGTGCGCCTGGAACTGAATCTGCTGGTGGCGGTTACAATCTTTCAACTGGAACATATTCATGTGATGTGTTTGCGTTCCATAAAGATGTCGATGACCAAACAAGTGCTAACGCAGACGCACCTCTAAACCCTCTTCGTGAGGCAACAGAGTTCGTAACTCGTCGTCTACTACTTCGTCGTGAACTTCAGTTCGTAACTGATTTCTTCACAACAGGTGTATGGGCTGACGATGTAACTGGCGTTGCTGGCGCACCATCTTCAGGACAGACAAAGCAATGGTCTGACTACACATCATCCGACCCAATCTCAGACATTGAGGCTGGAAAGGCTGAAATCCTTGGAAATACAGGAATGGAAGCGAACACTTTGGTTCTTGGATACGATGTATTCAAGTCACTAAAGAATCACCCTGACCTAGTAGACCGCATCAAGTACACATCTGCACAAACAATTACAACCGATATGTTAGGCGCAATGTTCGACATTCCTCGCGTAATGGTTGCTAAGGCAGTCAAGGCTACAAACAACGAAGGTGCTTCAGAAGCGTACGGCTTTGCTTATGGCAAAGGCGCACTTCTAGCCCATGTTGCTCCACAGCCAGGACTTCTAACACCTTCTGCTGGATACCAGTTCTCATGGACAGGTGTTTCAGGCGGACTCGGTGCAACTATCGGAACCTCACAGTTCCGTATGGAATCCATTAAGTCAGACAGAGTTGAAGCAGAAATGGCTTTTGATAATAAAGTCATTGCTTCTGACCTTGGCTACTTTTGGAATACAATCGTCGCTTAATTAGTTAAAAGAAGGGGGTGGGACTTTTGACGGTCTCACTCCCTTCCTTTATTAGAAAAGGAAAATAAATGTCAAACCCTCTAAGAATTACAAAAGGCGAGGCGGCTGTTGGTGCATTGCAAGTTGGCACAAACGAAATGGTTTACGGAATTGATTTTGGAACCGCTTCAGTAGACCCTGCTTCTATCAATGCAACAACCCGTGGTTCGGTAACTTTCACACTAACTGGTGCGGCTACAACTGACATCATTATTGTGAATCCACCTTCAGACTTGAACGATGATTTGATTTTCTGTGGAGCGGCAATTACAGCGGCAAACACAGTTTCAATTTATCTCTACAATCCAACTGCTTCAGCAATCAACGACACAGCCCGTACATTTTCCTATGTATGGATTGACACAACCGAATAATATGAAAGCACAAATTCTTAAGTCAATGATTGTCAATGGTCGCAAACTTGTGGCTGGAGACATAGTAGATGTTGAAGGCTGGAGATATATTAAATCTCTATCCTCTAATCGTTATATTAAATTGATTGAAGATAATGCTTCACAAGAAACAAAACAGGCTGAAAAGCCAAAGGTTACAAAGAAAACAAAAGAAGTCGCTAACTAGCACGGAGGGCGATTCGCTAAAATGGGTCGCCCTTCTCTTTCTTAGGAGTTTACATGGCTGTATCACACGCAAGAGTTTCAGTAGGAACTACTGCAACTAAACTAACTTCAGATTATGATGGCAAAGACGGTCAGACCATCAATGTTCAAAACCCCGCAGGTGGAGCAGATGTCTACCTAGGCGGAGAAGGCGTCACCACAACAAGTTATGGATTTTTGCTAGGCGCAGGTATTAGTTTCTCGGTAGAACTTCAAGACGATGAAAAACTTTATGCAGTAGTCGCATCATCAACACAGACTGTAAATATCCTTCGTCAAGGTACCTGATAAATGGCACTACCGACAACATTATCTACCTGTACGGTTGTTGGGACTTATGTAGATTTGAGCGGTAACCCTGTTCGTGGCTCAATCAATATCACCCCGCAAACGATTCTAAAAGAAGTTACACAGAATGTAATTATCATTCCTGTTGTAATCCAAAAAACTTTTGATGCCACGGGTTCTTTTACTGTTGTCCTTCCTGTAACTAGCGATACAGATGTAACACCTCAACCTTTTATTTATACCTTTGAAGAGAACTTCACAGGCGGACGCACAATCGAGTTGGCTCTACCGCTATCAGTAGCAGGTACCACTCAAAACCTTGCAGACTTACTTCCAGCCCTAGGCTCGGCTGAAGCGGCGGCTTATGTATCGGTAGACGCTTATCAGGCTTTATTGACCCGTTACAACAACTCTAACAACATCCGAGTCATAGTTGTAGACGCAGATGTGAAAGCCACCGATGCGGCGACTTATGCCACCGATGCTTCTAAAGCGGCTGGCGCACTACAAAATTACAACACTAACCAGTTGATGATGATGGGAGTCTAAAATGGCTGAACCGTATGTACCCATTGCCCGATACAACACCGCTAATACTTTATTAACAGATTTAGAAGTTGCAACAACTGAGGCTTCAACTAATACTGCTTTATTATCAACCGCAGTTAGTAGTGCTTTAACATCTAAGCAAACAGCAGAAAATCTTGTTGCTTCAGGTTTTGAGTTATTCTTTTTGGTAGGTGCGTAATGGCACTTGCCGCATCATTAACCACCGTAACCATCACAGGCAATTATGTAAATTATGAAGGTGCGGCTATTGCTGGACAGGTTCGTTTTACCCTTGGAGAAGTTCTTCGTAATGGTACAGATGACCAAATGGTTGCCCCATCCAGCATCGTAGTTCCTCTCAGCGCAGGTGCTTTTAGCGTCGCTCTACCCGCTACAAACGACCCTGATGTTGTACCTAACCCTTTTGTCTATACCGTCGAAGAATCCTTCGCAGGAGGGCGTACATACACGATTTCGGTGCCTTATACAACTGCTGGTTCACTAGATTTAGCCGACCTTAGCCCTAATCCTACATTAACTGAAAACTTCGTACAGGCTATTGATGAAACAAGTTTTGCGGGTCTTGAAACCAACATTACTGCTTTAGATGTTTTAATCAATCAGACAACAGACAAGATTCTTGCTTCAGGAAAGTATTGGTATATCGGCAGTACCTACGCAACTTATACAGCGTTAGATA